AGATAGATGCCTCGGGGATGCTGGCGCTGCATCGCTTTGCTGCTATCTGCGACTCGCTTCTCACGCCGCGCAATATGACGTGGCACACGCTAAGCGCCAACAGCGCTTATGTGATGAAGGATCGCCTCACCCGGCTGTGGTTCGAGGAGGTGACCAAGATATTGTTCAAGTACCGCTATGCGCCGAATGCCAATTTCGCCGCGCAGAACAATTCCAATTTCCAGTCGCTCGGCGCCTTCGGTAACGCCACCATGTTCATCGATGCCTTCGATGGCCGTCACTACGGCGGCCAGATGGGGCTGCGTTATAAGGCGGTGCCGCTGGGTGAGACTTTCTTTGGCGAAAACCATCAGGGCATGGTCGATCGCATCATTCGCTGGTTCCGCATGACCGCCTATCAGGCCGCGCAGCGCTGGGGCGAGGCCGCGCTGCCGCCGGCGCTGACCTCGGCACTGGAGCAGCATAGTCAGTGGATGTATTCATTCCTGCACTGCGTTCGCCCGCGTCGGGATCACGACCATAAGCGGCTCGACCAGCGCTCGCTGCCGTTCGAGTCATATTATGTCAGCGTCGAGGGCCAGTGCCTGATGCAGCCGGGCGGCGGCTACCGCATTTTCCCGTTCGCGGTCTCGCGCTATGACCAGACCCCGCTTGAGGTGTACGGCCGCGGTCCGGCGCAGATAACGCTGCCGAGCCTGAAAACGCTGAATGCGCAGAAGCGCACCTTCCTCAAGCAGGCGCATCGCGCCGCCGATCCGGTGCTGCTCACCAACGACGATGGGCTGGTCGATTTCAGCTTGCGCCCAGGCGCGGTTAACAAGGGCGGGGTATCGGCCGACGGCAAGACGCTGGTGCAGGTGCTGCCGACCGGCAATATTCAGGTCAGCGAGAAGATGATGGAGATGGAGCGTGCCGTCATCAACGACACATTCCTGGTCACGCTGTTCCAGATTTTGGTCGAAACCCCGCAGATGACCGCAACCGAGGTGGTCGAGCGCGCCAATGAGAAGGGTATTCTGCTCGCCCCCACCATCGGCCGGCAGCAGTCGGAATACCTGGGGCCGCTGATCAACCGCGAGCTCGACATCCTGTCGCGCATGAGCCTGCTGCCGCCGATGCCGCCGCGGCTGCAGGAGGCCAATGGCGAATATGACGTGGTCTACACCTCGCCGCTGGCGCGTGCGCAGCATGCCGAGGAGGCCGCCGGCTTTATGCGGACGCTGGAGTCGGTCAAGGAGCTGGTCAACATCACGCAGGACATGAGCCTGCTCGATCGCTTCGACTTCGACACTGCCATCCCCGACATCGCCAACATCCAGGCGGTGCCGGAGCGCTGGATGGCTGATGATGAGGCGGTGGCGGGCAAGCGCAAGGGCCGTGCGCAGGCGCAAGCGCGGCAGGAGGCCATTCAAGCAGCCCCTGCACAAGCAGCTATGATGAAGGCGCAGGCGGTGCAGACCAAGGCCGGCATGGGCCAGCAGCAAGGCCAGCCGCAGCAGGGTGTGCCGGCATGACGGTGTCGATGGAGACGCTGGACTATCTGCGCGAGCGCAAGGCCGCCTATCAGCTCACGTTTGCCGGGGCGCATTCCGAGCGGGTGATGACCGACCTGCGCAAGTTCTGCCGCGCCGAGGCGACCTGCTTCCACGCCGACCCGCGCGTTCATGCCGTTCTGGAGGGACGCCGTGAGGTGTTCCTGCGCATACAGGAGCACCTGAGCCTTGGACTGGAAGATTTGGCAGCGCTCTACGGCGCTGTCGGTACCGCAACAGATGGAGACCCCGATCATGTCTGATATGTCCGCCCCCACCCCGGCCCCCACTGCTGTCGGCGGTGGCGTGCGCGGTCCCGATATCACCAGTGTCAGCACGCCCGGCTCGCCGATCCCCTGGCATCATGCGGTCGAGCCCGAGGTTCAAGCCTATTGGAAGAGTAAGGGCTATGACATCTCGGACCCGGCCAAGATCGCTGTTGCCGCCAGCAAGGGCCACCTCGAAGCCACCAAGTTCCTTGGCGTTCCCGCCAACCAGTTGCTGCGGCTGCCGGCCGATGTCAACGACGAGGTCGGCTGGGCTAACGTCTGGGCCAGGCTCGGAGCGCCGGCCGACAAGTCGGGCTACGACCTCTCGACCGTGAAGTTCTCCGACGGCACTGATCTCGACTCCGGCTTTGTTGATTTCATGCGCGAGAAGGCGCACGAGTTGCATCTGCCGACGCAGACCGCTGCACAACTTAGCAAGTCGTTCGTCGGCTTCATGGAGCAGGCCGACCGGCGCGAGGCCGAGCAGGGTTCCCGCCAGCTTGCCGAGGAAAAGGCGCAGATCGCCAAGGACTGGGGCAACGACTACGAGTTCAACCGGCAGACCGCGGTGCAGGGCGCGCAAAAGCTCAAGGTCACGGCAGAGGATGTTGCCGCGCTGGAAAAAGTCGTCGGCTATGCCCGCGTCATGGAGATGTTCCGCAAGGTCGGCGCCGGCACCAACGAGGACGTATATATTCCGGGCAAGCAAGGCGGTGAATTCATGACCACAGCACAGACAGCACAGGCCAGGCTCAACGAGCTCATGGCGAACCAGCAATGGGCCGGCCGGTTGATCCAGAACGAGCCCGAGGCGCGCAAGGAGTTTGAGAGCCTGACGCGGCTCATCTCCGGCTACGTGCCTGATAGTGCGGAGGCCGCATAAATGGAACTGCAAAACCCTCTGCACGAGACCGACGAGGCCGAGGCCCGCAAGCAGGCCATGCGCGATCGGATGGCCAGGGTGCGCGCCGCCAAGGGCCAGCCAAGGCCGGAAGTCGAGGCATCGGGCGTGGCAGCCGAGCTTGGAATTGGTAATATCCAGGCCCAGGAAGTGCAGGCTCAGGAAGTGCAGGCCCGGTTCCGCAAGCCCAACCGTCGCAAGAAGAAGGTGAAGCAGGCGCGCAAGGCGGTCGAGCACAAGGTCAAGCCGATTGTCTCAGACGTGAATTTCGAGGGTATGCGGCACGCCAAGCTCGGCGGCAACGGCTGTCCGGCGGCGTGTGGGCCGAACTGCATCATCACCGGCGAGATTTGCGCCCATCCCGACCTCGGTGGTCTGCAGTCGAAGTACCTGACCATGCCGGAGGTGAAGCGGCGTTTTGATCAGGCGCTGCTCTATCTCAAGCGGCTCGATAGTGAGGCGCAGAAGGAGTAAAGTGTCTTGCCTTGGACTAGCGCCTCATTTGCCGCCCGGCATAACAAGAAGCTGGCCGGCACGCCGGCGGCGGCCTCGGCGGCAAAGCAGGCCAATGCTATGATTCGCGAGGGCGTTCCTGAGGGAACCGCCATTGCCACGGCAAACAAGCGCGCCAACCGCATGCGCAGCAAGCACGCCAAGAAGAGATGACATGGCGCGGATGCGGGTGGGGGCATTCAAGCATCGCGAGCCCGATGCCGACGATCGCGGCGATCATGACGCCGACGAGCCCGGCAAGCGCACCAAGGAGTCGGTCAATTATTCCAAGGGCAATGCCAAGGAGCATTGTGGCATCTGCAAGCACTTCCAGCCGCCGTGGGGCTGCGAGAAAGTCGCCGGCCACATTGTCCCGGCATATTGGTGCCGGCTGTTCGCCAAGGCCGGGCTCAGCCCAGTCACCAAGCACCTGCGTGGTGTGAATTACGGACCCAATATTTCCGCGCTGATGAAGAAAAAATAAGGGTGCGTCGCAACGGGGATGCCCGTGTGGCATAGCATGCGACGCAGGAGATCCGAGGCTCCTTGCTTCCTCCCAGCCTAGTCCTTGGGAGCCTCGGACTTTCTGGACTGCGCCCAAGCATACGGTCCCCTGGCGGCTATGCCGCGGAACGGACAAGACCGATTGGGTGAGTAAGGCCCCCGAGGAGGATACGGTCACTGCCTAGCCTTTAGCGACCCCCGCTCTCCGCGGACACGGTCGAGAGAACGCCGGCACTCGCTGGCGATCATTCGAACCGTGCGGGAGATCGGGCAATGTCCGAGAATCTATTCAAACTTTACGTCACTCAGTTTTCCACCATCCTCAACGTCAAGCTCCAGCAGCGCACCAGTAAACTGCGCGGACGTTGCATGGAGGGTTTTCATCTCGGCAAGCAGGCGTCGCCCGTTCAATACATCGGCGCCATCCAGATGAAGACCCCGACGGGCCGGTACGCCCCCCTGGATCGTCAGGATGTCGACTTCACCCGCAGGTGGGTGTTCCCGGTCGACAAGGAGGCGGTGCAGCTCATCGATGGCTTTGACAAGCTCAAGCTGCTGCAGGACCCGACCAGCCAGTATTCCGACGTGGCCGCCGCCGCTGTCGCCCGCGAATGGGATGATCGGCTGATCGGCGCATCGTTCGCCACCGCGCAGATCGGCGCCGATGCTGGCGGCCTCTCCGGCGAGGTATTCAACGCCTCTGGCCTGTTCCAGATCGCCTCGACCTTCGGCTCCTCGGCGGCCTCCGGGTTGACGGTGGCCAAGATGATCGAGGCCAAGCGCATCTTCCGCAAGGCGCAGGTTGATGTGGACATGGAGTCGCTGACCTGGATCACCAACTCCCAGGGCGAGTCCGATCTGCTCAATCAGGTGCAGGTCGTGTCGACCGACTTCTCGGGTGCCGATCGGCCAACTCTGGTCGAGGGCAAGGTGACCCGCTTTATGGGTTACGACATCATCTACTCCGAGCGTTTGACCTCATCGGCCAACGTTCGGCAGAACATCACCTGGGTCAAGACGGGCATCTATTTGGGCATCTGGAAGGATGTGCAGAACGACGTCACCCAGCGCAAGGATTTGTCGTCTTTGCCCTATCAACTCTGGACCGGCATGAGTTCGGGCGCCACCCGGCTCGAGCCCGGCCGGCTGTTGCAGGTTCTCTGCGCCGATACCTCGGCCGCCGCCGACGTGACGCCATAAGGAGCATCCCATGGCCCTGGTCATCACCAAATCTGCAAGCATCATCTCCTGGGACTCCAGCCCGCAAGTCCAGCCCACCACGGGCGAGGGCGGACCCGGCTTTCTCAAGTCGGTGAACGACTTCGTCACCGCGCCGCTGCTCGGCACGATCGGCGATATGTATCGTTTTGTGCGTATCCCGACCAATGCCAAGATCAAGCGTGTCGGCCTGGTCATCACCGCGGTCGCCACGGCTGGCGCGGCTGATATTGACGTGGCATTCAGCGATAATCCGAATGATGGCACGCCACCGTCACTCGCCACGCTGACCAATCCGGTGGTGCAGATCACCGGGCCGGTTGACAACAAGCTGTTCGGCACGGCCAAGGCGTTGACCGCGGCCATCCTGGTCGATACCGACCAAACATTCGCGGCGGCCAGCACCATCTTCACGCTGGCGATGACGAACTTGCCGCTGTGGCAAGCGCTGGTGAACCTCGGGGCGACGCAGTTCACCACCGACCCCGGCGGCTTCTTCGACATCATCATGAAGGCGACGACGGTGCCAACGGTAACGACGCCGATCATCGGCATCAAAGTCGATTACGTGGAGTAGGCGATGGCAGGCATCTCTTTCTCCATCAAACGCGGCAACGACGGGTTCAAGATCAGCGACTTCACGACCGGAGCGCTGGCGCCCAATGCCGACGACATCGAGTTCCGGTTCAACACCACGGACTTGAATGCCGCTGTGCTGACCCGCAAGGACCTGATCAAGGCGCTGGAGGCGTTCGAGCGGCTGATCGAAAGCGGGCCAATCTTCACCACGACACCAGTCCTATAGGTGACGCATGGCCGAAGACATCCCGCCCGATGCCGCCCAACGCAAACTACAGCGGCTGCACATGGAGGCGTTGGGTGCCCAGCATGAGTCCCCGGCCGCCAAGGCGCTTGAGCAGTTCAATCGCGATCTGACCGCGGACTATGCCGCCGCCAATGCGCAGGCCGAGGCCGAGGAGCTCAGCGCTATCCCGGCCGAGGACGAGACCGAGGCCGAGGTGGATGCCGAGGATGGTGACGATCACCACAGCCGCAGCCGCAGCCGCAAGCGACGATAGGAAAGGCCAATGGGCGGAAAGATCAAGACTGGTTTGACCATACATGACGCCGCGCTCTCGGCTGCTGAAAGCGTGCGGCAGAGCTCGGTCGCCGGCGTGGCGCAGAGTGCGGCCGGCCAGGCCGTGTATAACACTGCCGAGATTGCCTGGGCACGGGCCTGCATCGTTTCGTGCAACGCCAACAATGGCGGGTCCGGCATCGAGCCATTCCAGTCGCTGTTGCGCGCGCTCGGAACTGGAGGCGTCTGATGGCGACCGCGAAAGAGCAGGCATTCATCGTCGCGGTCAATACGGCTGCCGGCCTCAAGCAGGAAGCCTATCGAGCCGCCGGCGTGACCTATGCCGGCGTGTTCGCCAACCTGACGGCTTATCAGGCGGCGATCGTGGCGGCCGATGTTGCTTTTCTCGTCGCCGTGCAATCCGCGGCCACCACGGCCGGCATCTCACCCAATGTTGTCGATGAATGCACAGTAAGCCTTATGGGCGGCCCTTGGGGCTCGATCCTGACGTGAGGACGAATGGCATTTCTTGACGTAACAGAATTTGCCGAGATGCAGATTGGCCCAGCCGGCCGTACCGGGCAGATGCCGATGCAGCCGCCGCTGGCGTCACAAGGCGTTGCCAATGCCGGCGCTACCACGCAATCAAGTGCGTTCAACGCTAAGACCCGGTTCGTACGGCTGCATACCGACACGGTCTGTTGCATCGAGTTTGGCCTCAATCCGACCGCGGTGGCGATCGGCGCGGGCATGACGACGCGGATGGCCGCGGGACAGACCGAATATCACGCCGTCCCGCTCGGGGCCGGATTCAAAGTCGCTGCGATCTTGAGCACATAGGGCAAAAATGTCGTTTGGAACCCTGGGAGCGACAAGCGTAGCGGCCGCCGACAACGCGGCGAATTTGCTGGCGGTGCTTAGGGCTGTGCAGGATACGCCAAAGGCTGTGATGACCGATCTGATAGCGGCACTGGAAAATATCGTTGATGAGAGAGCGGCGCTAGATCGTACCTTGAAGGATATCGCGGCGGCGCAGGCCGAGCTGGAGAAGACCAAAGTTGATGTGCAATCCCAGAAGGCCGCGCTGGAAGAACTCCAGGGCAAGATGAGAAAACTGATCGGATAATCCGAGCCGCCGCCGCATAAGGAGACTGAAATGGCTCTCTACACCGTCAATAACGGCCCCGGCTTTGCGTCGGCTGGCGCGCTATCCAACATCAGCACCACGCTTGGCGCCGCCACGGGTTGCCTGCTGGCGATCACGGCAGAGACCACCACGCTCGGCGTGAGCCGCGCCCGCATCTACGAGATCAGCGTCGGCGCCAATGGGCTGCCAAATGCCACCGATTGCGCCATTATATGGGATCTGTCGGCGGTGACGGCGGCGGGCACCGCCTCCGGTGCTGGCATGGTGCCAGTGGCACTCGACCAGGCCGACATCCCCGGACGTATCACGGCGGACGCCAATTTCACGGCCGCACCGACGGTAACGGCGAACAGTTCACGCTGGGGCTTGGCGGCAAACCAGCGCGCATCCTATCGCTGGGTGGTCAATCCGGGCGGACCCGGTGATATCATCATCCCGGCGACCGACGAGGCCGGCTATGGTGTGCGGGCGGCGAGTTCCACCTACGCCTCGACTTGCATCACCGAACTAAAATGGCTTGAGTAATCGCTCATGCAACTGGCGCCGTGCAAGGTCTGCGGGGCACCTTGCAAGGTGCAGAAGCGCAGCGAGATGGGTCCCGGCGATTACTACGTCGATCGTCTGGACAATCCACCACTATGGCCGTTTGGCCCGCATCGTGACGAGAAGACCGGCGAGAGTCTGCACAATTACTGGCGACTCGTTGAGTGCAATCCCGCGGACGGCGCGGCCCGCCTATCCTGCACGGTCTGCACTCGCCACAGCAAATGGATACAGGATGCAGGTCAGTTGTTGATTGAGCTGGAGGCGTGGCAATGATTCGCGGCGCCAGCGGCTATGCCACTCTAACCGGGCCGATCGGGGTCAACGAGACCGATACATATACCTGCTATCACTGCAATCGGGTTGTGCATGTTCACTGGGTGGACATGACGAGCCGGCGGGACCTCACGCGCTGCCCGCAATGCTATCAGATGATCTGCCCAACCTGCGCTGGCAAGGGCTGTACGCCGTTCGAGAAAAAGCTGGAGGCACAAATCCGGGCGATGGAGCTCTATCAGGCAGCCAAGCGCAATAGAGATCCGGTCTGATGGCTAAGCTCTACAATCTTGCCCGCATGACGACGCCGACGATCGGCACCGGCACCATCACGCTTGGCGGGGCGGTGTCGGGCTTCCTTACGTTTGCGCTGGCGGGCGTGACCGACGGGCAGATTGTCTCCTATGGTATTCGTGATGGCGCCAACAGCGAGGTTGGCACTGGCACTTACACGTCAGCCGGTACGACGCTCACCCGCACAGTGAGTAAATCGACCAACGCTGATGCAGCGATCAGCTTGTCTGGATCGGCCCAGGTCTACATCTCGGCGACGAAGGAAGATATTGCCAATCTGCGCGAGGCCAATGCTTTCACGGACACCACCGTCTCGACCTCCTCGACAACTGGTGCGCTGATTGTGGCGGGCGGAGTGGGGATTGGTGGGGCGCTGAATATTGCGGGGAAGACTCAGATTAGCATAGACAGCGCGGCGACAAACACCGTCACGCCAATAATGCGGTTGTCTTCCAGCAGCACCGGCACACCAGCAAACGGCATCGGCGCGAGCCTGGAATTTGAGGTCGAGACGACGGCAGGCAACCTAGAGATAGGCGCTACGATTGAGGCGGTGGCAACTGATGTCACTAGTACGTCGGAGGATTTTGACCTCGTTTTCAAGACGATGGCAGCAGGCGCGGCGGCGACCGAGCATATGCGCATCGCCAGTACTGGCAATGTGGGCATTAATCAAGCCCAATCTACGAACGCACCTTTTGATATCTTTGGCGATGGTACCAATTGTTTCGTGCATTTTGCCAGCGACACATCTGCGACTATTCAAGGAGAATTCTTCGCATCAGAAACCTTTGGTGCAGTTCGCTTTGGTTCAGGTACAAATCACCCAGTACAACTTGGCTCGAATGGTACCGAGCGAATGCGCCTCGATGGCGGTGGCGACATCACCATCCGGTCGGACATAGCAACGCCAGCAGGCGGATCAACTTCGGCCCGCCTGTTGTTCGGTACCACGGCCGGTTTCGGCATCTACTATGGCTCTGGCGCGCCGACGGTCTCGGCGGCATCGGGTTCGATCTACATCCGCACCGACAATGCTGGTGCAAGCTTGCGACTGTACAGCAACACAACGGGCAGCACGACCTGGGCCGCCATCACATCCGCATAGGACATCAAAATGGCAATCGACCAGGGCAACACCACCACAACGCAGAACATCGTCGATCGAACTTGGCGCATTGAATTCTTCGTCGACGAGACAGATGTGGTGCAGATCCGCTGCCATCGTGAACTGCGGGCAAAGGATACCACGACTGGCAAGGTCGTGAGCCGGGATCGTACAGCGGTGCCGGTTGTTGAACGCGCCTCGTCGCAGATCGCGGCCAAGAGCTACACCGCTGGCGGTGTCACGGCAAGCGGCCAACAGATACTTCAGTTGCTCAACAAAATGTCGGACACCGAGCGACAGTTCGACATCGACAACACACCGGTGACGCCATGAATAGCATTACACTGTCACTTGAGCTTGCCAACCGGATCGTCGGTTACCTGTCACGGCAACCTTATGCAGAGGTTGCTGTGCTGATCGCTGATATTTCAAAGGCTGCAAGCACAGCCGGAATTCCGACTGTGGACCCTGACGCGGCCATGAAAAGTAACGGCAATGTAGAGTTGCAGTCATGATCTTCGAGGCACTCGGTGTATTGGCGCTCGGCGAGGTGCCGGATGATGTGCCGCCTGATATTTTCGTGGTCATCAGTGTTGTTGTGGCTCAACCAGACCCGCCGGTTATGGTGGAATATTGAGGGCACAAAATGAGCAGACAGTACTTTGGCGATGTGCTCGGCGAACCGATCGGCGCCGACCATGCAACCATCACCGCGACCACTGAGACGGTTCTAATTCCGACCATCTTCACGCCTATTCCGGCTTTCGAGCCGAAGGTTGGGAAGGTCTACGAACTAATTGTTGGTGGCACAGTGACGACTGGTGCTGCTGGAACTCTTATTCTCACGCCACGATTTGGCACTGTCATCGGCGGTGTTTCGCTCGGCGTTTCGCCAACCCAGAATTATGTGCCTAGCATCACGACCGCGCCGTTTCTGTTCCGTTATTATCTGACGTTCAGAACGATTGGCGGCGCCGGCACCAATTCGACCGCACTTGGATACGGCAGTTGGCAATCCAACGGTGCAGTTGCAACGGCAGCCAGCGAAACTGCGGTTGTTGCTGGAACCGTTGGCGCAGCGGTTGCTGTCGATACCACGATCGCACAGGCATTGTGGATCGGTGTCACGTTCAGCGTTGCGCCATCCGTCATTCCCAAGTTCCACACCTGGCGCTCGCTGAACTGATTTTCAGATGCCAAACCCGAAGGGTGTTCCGAAGGCTCTTGGAAGTCAGAAATTCGGCATAGGGATATTTGTCGATAATTCACGGGCGGTGCCTGACGTTGGCGCCCCGCAGATAAAGCTTGCCGGAATACCTGTGCAACAAATCGCGCGGATTCAAGGCCCGCGCGTTTACTACAAGGCTCTGACGATTCCGTTGCCGCCGCCTGTGGTGGCGGTTACGCAGGTCTACGGAGCCCTCACCAGCTATTCCGCTCCCGCCGTCAGGGTGGCGCTCTCGCTAGGGATGATCGCGGCGTCGGGCCTGACTTGGGTGCCGCCGGCGCCGGCAGTTGCCAGCGTCGGATGGCAACAGCCGCTGTCAAAGGCGGTGGACCGGCGGCCAGTGCAGCCGGGCGGCCCGAGCTACACCTTCCGCGACACGGCGTTCACACAAAATTCGGCTGACTACTCGACTTATCAGCAGCCGCTAAGTCGTCCTGCTCCGCGGCCTCCGGTCTGGCAGGGCGGCCCGAGCTACACCTTCCTCGATACCCAGTTCACCCAGAACACGGTCTATTGGGGCAACTATCAGCAGCCGCTCTCGCGGGCCGCGCCTCGTCCGCCAGTATGGGCCGGCTTTACCTTTGTGCCGTTCAATACGGCACAGATCATCTTCAACACCATCGATTACTCGCTGTATCAGCAGCCGTTGTCGATTGCGGTGCCGATTCCACGAGCGGCGATCGGCAGCACATTTGTGCCGTTCGACACCGCCCAGATCGTCGTCGCGGCCAATTATGGCTGGTGGCAAGGACTATCGCAGGCTGCAGCCAGGCCGCCAGTTTGGCAGGGCGGCCTGAGCTACACGTTCCTCGACACCCAGTTCACCCAGAATACGGTCTATTGGGGCAACTATCAGCAGCCGTTGTCCCGACCGGCCGATCGGCCGCCAGTCTGGCAAGGCGGTGTCAGCTATACGTTCCTCGATACCCAGTTTAATACGGTCTACTGGGGCAATTACCAGCAGCCGTTGTCCCGGCCGGCCAACCAGCCGCCGGTGCGGCAGGGCATCACTTTTGTTCCGTTCAACACCGTCCAGCAAATCTTCAACACGGTCAACTCGATCGCATATCTGTCGCCACTCTCACGGGCAGTGCCGATCCCGTACACGACGTTTACGGTTGGCTACACCTTCGTGCCGTTCAACACGGTGCAGGTGCAACCACCCCCGGAGGCACCGCATCATGACATGCCATTTTTCGCCACCTTCGGCCAGTTGAAGTCCTGGTAAGGGTGCGTTGCGGTGACCGGCCGGCGGGGCAAGTTCCCTGCCCATGTTCCAGAACGCCGTCGACATTGCCAACCGAGCGCTTGATCATTGTGGTCAGGACCCGATCGATGAAACGCTCGGCTTCAACGAGGACAGTAAAAAAGCGCGCCTTGTCGGCCGGCTCTATGACAAGGTGAGACAGGCCGAGCTGCGCCGCAAAGCCTGGAATTTTGCCATCCGGCGGGCGATCCTGCGCCCGGTCGACACCACCACCATGCTGTTGAGCCCGGCGCTGTGGTCGGCGGCCCCAACCTATTTCGTCAACTCGATCGTGGCCGATAGTGCCGGCGTTATTTGGCAATCGGTCATCCCGAACAATGCCAACAACGAGCCTGGATCAACTCCTGCCTGGCAGCAGTATTTTGGTCCAATGTCAGTCGCCATCTACGACAGCACCGCATCGTATTTTTCCGGCGAGCTCGTCTACACCGCCGTTGGCGATGGCACCAATCGCGTCTTTCTCTCGCTGCAGAACGCCAATGCCGACAATCCGGCGACCGCGACCGCATGGTCCGCAACCGTGACCTATGCCAAGAATCAGGTCGTGACGTTCTCGGCCATTGCCTACATGAGCTTGGTCGACCTCAATCTCAATCAGCAACCCAGCACCCATCCCACGCAGTGGACGACGACCTTCGTTGGCGGCACCGGCTCGATCAAATGGCTGCAGATCGGCGGGACGGAGTTCCCCTTTGGGGTGACGGTGGTGCCGCCTAACATCGTCTATCCGGTCAATGCCGGGCCATCGACACAATCAACCTCGCGCAATGTCTTTATGCTGCCGGCAGGCTATTTGCGCGTGACTTCGCCAGATCCCAAGGCCGGATCGAGCCCGTGGCTCGGCGCCTCGTGGAACCTGGACTATTCGGACTGGCTGATCGAGAACGGCCTGATCGTCTCGGCCCAGGTCAACGCCATTTTGTTTCGCTTTGTCGCCGATGTCTACGATGTGCGGCTGATGGATGCAATGTTTTGCGAGGGCCTTGGTGCTCGCCTGGCGCTTGAGGTGTGCGAGCCGCTGACTCAATCGGTCGACAAGCTCAAGGTCATTGCCGATATCTACAAGAAATTCATGGGCGAGGCGCGCATTGTCGATGGCATCGAGGCCGGACCCGAGGAAAGTCCAGCAGATGACTTCGTGACTTGCCGTGCATGACATCGGGGGATAAATGCCGGCTGCCTCTTTCACACAGCACAGTTTCCTTGGCGGGGAATGGAGTAAGACCGTGCAGGGCCGCATGGATCGGCCCGACTATCGCACGGCGATGCAGGTCTGCCGCAACGCGATGCCGTTCGAGCAGGGCGCCTGGACGCGCCGGCCGGGCACCATGCACCTCGGTCACACCCGCGGCGGCGTGCCGGGCCGCGTCATCGCATTCGATTTCAAGCAAGCAGCGCCCTACACGATGGAATTTACCGCCGGTTTCCTGCGCTTTCGTGCTGGGACAAACCTGGTAGCAACCAACGATCAAAGGCTCATCTCGGCGGTTTCGGCCGCTAATCCGGCCGAGATTACGACGCTCATCAATCATACTTTTGCGACTGGCAACCAAGTGTATTTTTTTGCATTCGATACGGTCATGCCGTTACTGCAAAATCGGCAGTTCTCGATTACGGTGACGGCGGCCAATAAGTTCACCATTGTAGATGCCATCACTGGTCTTGCTATCGATGGAGCAACGCTAGGGACGTTCACTGCCGGCAATCCCGCGGTGGCGCGCGTCCTTGAATTTGCCACTCCCTATACCGGAACCATGTGGCAGACGCTACGAAGCATCCAAGCTGATATTCCTATTGTCGGAGGAACGACTCAGCCCGGCGCGTTCCTGCTGCATGGCGCGATTAAGCCGTATGTGCTGCAAGTCGCCTCATTACCAAATCCCGCCATCTCCGTTGCTTTTGCCACCTTCACCTTTGCTGCGGCCAACTTCAAGGATGGCCCATATCTCGATCCAGTGGCCGGCGGCACATTGGCAACGCCATCGGCGCTGATCGGTATCATCACGCTTGCGCTGTCGTTCCCAGCTTATGACGCGGCCCGCGCCTACGCGATCGGCGATTATGTTTCCTCGGCCGGCGTCAACTACAAGTCGCTGGTCGATGCGAATCTTGCCTCGGCACCGCCCTCGGCAAATTGGGTAGCAGTCAGCGCGGGCGATGCGATCGGGCCAAATGGCTTCACCGGCGCCGATGTCGGCCGCATGGTGCGGCTCTATTCCGAGCCGGCGTTGTGGGCCGTGGCCACAGCTTACGCCAAGGACGCGGTTGTGGCCTATGGCGGCACCGGCACGCGCTCGGATGGGGCAGTCTATTGGATTTCACTTACGGCCGGCAATACCGGCAATATCCCTGGTGCGGACTTGACCAAATGGGCGATCTATCCCAATGGCGCGCGCTGGACCTGGGGCAAGATCACGGCGTTGACAAACATCATTGACCGGGGGCTGGCTGGATCAGTGAACATCGGCGATATGAATACCGGCGGCGGCTTGGCTGCGGCATTCGACGGCAACCTGAACCAGCTTGCAGCGGCAAGTGCCGAGAAAAATATCAGCGGCGGCGTGACGCCGCCATTCCAACCGCTCAATCTTTCATCCTATGTCGGCAAAAACTATACCGCGGCAACCGACCAGAAAATTACTCAAGCCATCGTCTATCCATCGAGCGACAACGGCCTGGCTTTCGGTTCTTATGCTGCTATCACCCATGGCGTTTTGATTATTCCGCTCGTCACAACGATTGTCCTCAATCTGCGAGGCAAGGCTTCGGCGCCGGCCGATGCATCAGACGGCACGTTGTTAGCCACTAGTACACCTATTGCCAACACGACCGCGCCGATCACCTTGATTTCGACCGATCAAGTGACGGCCTGGAAGTTTGTCTGGGTCGAGCAAATCACCACGTCGCAAATAGGCGGCGGTGCCGGCGCCTCTTCCTTCACTCTGACAAATGCCATTGCCGAGCTATCGCTGATCAACCCAGCCGGCACTGGATCGGCAGCAGGTGTCAGCCTGCAAATCCTCGGCGATGCGTTGCTCTACACCACGGCGATTCGTACTTGGCGGGTCGGGCTCTACAGCGACAATACCGGCTGGCCAACCTGTGGCACCTATCATGAGGGACGGCTGTGGTTGTCCGGCGTGGTCGCCAACCGCATCGATTCCTCGCGCTCAAACGAGCCGTTCAACTTCGCGCCGACCAATGCTGATGGGTCAGTGCCGGGCAATGCCGGCATTTCCTATACGTTCAATGCGCCGGACGTGAACCCGATTTTCTGGATGGAGCCGGACGACAACGGCATCGTATGCGGCACACAATCCGGCGAGTGGCTGGTGCGCGCAACACAAACCAATATACCGCTGACGCCGACCACGACGCAGGCGCACCGTGTCACCAAGTACAATTGTGCCAACGTCTTGCCGGCGAAAACAAACTTGACGACTGTCATCGTGCAGGCATTCCGGCGTGAGCTCTTGGAATATTTCCCCGATGTCTATAGCGGCAAGTTCAGCGCCGCCGATCTGGCTTTCACCGCCAAGCACCTGGTCGAGACCGGCATGGCCGAGGTGGGCTATCAGCAGGAGCTGATCCCGATCATCTGGGCACGTATGGCTGATGGCACGCTTGCTGGCTGCACCTATGGCCGCCGCACGCTGGTCTCGTCCAACCCGCCGGATTATGCCGGTTGGCACCGTCATGATCTGGGCTCCGGGCGCTCGGTCGAAAGCATCACTATCGGAGGCAGCCGCGATGGCACACTTGACGCGCTTTTTATGGTGACCACCAATGACAGCAATATTCGCCATGTTGAGATGCTGACCAATGTTTTTGTCGAGACTGATGCGCTTGGTGATGCATGGTTCCTCGACAATGCGGTGACGCCGACCTCAAGCACTAATTTTTCTGCTACCATCGTCGGCAATGATGGATTTACCAAAATACTGCTGCACATGGATGGTGCCGATACCTCGGCCGGGTTCATCGACAGCAATACCGGCGGCTCGGCCCATACGTGGACCGCCGTCGGCAATGCGCAAATCGACACCGCGCAGTCTAAATTTGGCGGTGCATCTGGTTTGTTTGACGGCACTGCCGATTGCATAACGACGCCGGCCCACGCGGACTTCGCGCTGGGTTCGACCGACTTCACCATCGACTGCTGGTTCAATTGCACTGCGGCTAGCGGCATCTTCAGCCAGATCGCCGGTCAAATCGACGCCGCCGGCACTAATGCTTCCCAGAGCTTCAAGATGGAGCGGTCGAGCGGCGACAAGATGGTCTGTGCTGTTGCTCAGGGCGGCAGCGAGTTTGCGATTGCGGGTACCACGACTATCACCAACGTGACAAATACAGGCTGGCACCATCTGGCGTTTGTGCGGACCGGCAACGTCCTGAAGATGTTTGTCGACGGTATCCAGGAGGGCGGCGACCTCGGTTTTACCGGGGCCGTGAACAACAGCGGCAACTTGTTTGGGGTTGGCCGGCGCGGCGAGCAGCTAGGATTTACTTGGTTCGGCTGGATCGACGAGTTCCGCCTGAGCGTCGGCATTGCACGCTGGATAGTAAATTTCACACCTCCTATTTCGCCATACGGTGTTACCCCATACGGTGGTCGTAGGTTCAACGGTCTGTGGCATCTCAACGGCGAGATGGTATCGGTTTTCGCGGCCGGCCTCGACTGCGCGATGGGCGAGCGGGGCGTGCTTGGCTCCGATTTTCTGGTGACAAACGGATCGATCGACGTGCCCTATGGGGACGGTGTGGCCGCGGGATCAGGCGGTGGCTTGTTCACACAGACATTTGCAGAGGCAGCAGTCGCGGCCGGGCAAGTCGTGGTCGGCTTCACCTATGACAGTGATGGCCAGATCACGCGACCGAATTTGCCGCCGGAGTCGGGAGCACGCAACGGGCCGGCATTCGGCAAGCTGCGGCGGCAGCAGCAATATGCCTTCATGGTGGATCAGACTGCCGGGCTCAACGTCGGCACCCGGTTCGATAAGCTCGATCTGGTAAAGTTCAATCCGCAAGGCAGCGGCGTGGCAATGGGGCCAGGGCAGACATTCTCCGGCATCTATCGCGCTGATCTGCAGGATGACAACACCTTCAACGGCGCCATGTGCTGGCGGGTGAGCCGGCCGCTGCCGGCGACGATCGCCACGGTTGCTGAATTCTTGCACACACAGGATATATGAGCCATGGCACTGGAAAGTTATTCTGCCAGCATGCCAAGTTTTGGTAGCGGCGGTTTCGGCAGTACCGGCGGTCTCGGTCTTTCCGCCAGCACATTCAGCAATGCCGGCGGTGCGGTTGCCGATATCTTCGCGGCGTCTGCCTATCGCACCAAAGGCGCCGGCAATCGCATCCAGGCCCAAGAATATGATCTGGCACAACAACTCTCACTGCAGAACGAGCAGTTCACCAAGACTTCGACCGCGATCAAGACCTATCAGCAGCAGCGCACCGTTGAGGGTGCGCTCGGGCAGCAGGCAGCCGACGTTGCGGCCTCGGGCTTTGGCGCCGGCGGCTCGGCGCTCGATCTGTTGCGCGATAGTGCTTCACAAGGTGCGCTCACCAAGCAGGTGCTCGGCCAGCAGGGTTTGATCGAGGAGGCCGGCTATCGCGAGCAGGCGCAAAGCTACGGCCTGATGGCGCAATCGGCGCGCATGGCGGCTGAAGCGGAGGACAAGGCCGCACAGGGCGCGGGCATCTCGGCTGGGCTAAAGGGTGCCGCCGCAGGTGCATCCGCAGGCGCGATGCTCGGACCATGGGGCGCTGTTGCTGGCGGCGTCATCGGCGGCGCTGCCGGATATTTTGGAAGCAAGTAGATGCCCAAGATTACACAGTATGACGCGCCCGAGGGACTTGGCCTACGTCCGACCGAGACCGGGATCTCTGCGGTTGCCGGCGCAGCACGGCGTCTGGAAGCGGATTACAGTCAGGCCGCAGCGGCGCAGGAGGGCACCGGGCAGCGCTACGGCTCGGCGATCAGTGCAGCCGGCGCGGTGGCAGTCAAATACATCGATCATCAACAGATTGCAGCCGGGCTCGCCCACGGCGCAGAATTGTTTGACACTCTCGGGAAAAGCAAAGACGAAGCCATTAAGAAGATCGATCTAAACGATCCCGCCTATGGCGCAAAGGTCGAGATTGCAATCAATGAATGGCGTGAAAAAACATTAGCGCCTGCGCTGGATAATTTCCAGAAAGGCTTCATGACGGAAAAGAGCCAAGAATGGGCTCAGCATTTCGTCGGCCAGACCAGAAACCACATGTTTGTTGAATCGTCTGCGGATGTGTCGCATGCGGCCGGTATAGGCATTCATAATGCGATCAATACGTTCACCAACGAGAGTTCCAACACCGCGCTCCGCACTCCGGCAGCCGTTCCTACATTGTTGGAAGCATCGGAACATGCGGTCAGCGGGCTGGTCTCCACGTCGCCCATCAGTGGCGTCGCAGGTGCAAAAGTACAGACCGAGGTGCTGGAGCGAAGCCGCGAGCAGATCGTCAAGGCCGGCGCGATCGGGGCAATCCAGAAGTCGGCCGACCCGGAGGCGACCGCTCAGGAGTGGATCGCAAAATATCCCAAGTACATCAATGGGCACGAGGCCATTGTGCTGGCCAATAATGCACGGCAGCAGATCAGGGCGCGCAATGCCGACGCCGAACATCAGCAGCGGCGCGAAAAGCAGGAAAAAGTCGAAATTAGCAGCGAGGCAACTGATCAGTATGTGATCGAGGCCGCATCGAAAAGTCCAAGGCTCGCGAATGATCCGCTGGCACAGAAAGTATTGAATGATCCGTCCCTGACCAAAAATGATAGAAAAAATCTGCTTAACTATATCGATGCAAAGCTAAAGCCTGAAGCCACGAACGATATTTCTGCTGCCAATACGACCAAATTTCTGGGCGAATTGCCGCCTGATGCAAGGAAAGACCTAGATGAAAAGGACTTTTTGGGACGGGTCTGGACTGCACGCACTAATCCTGCCAAGCCAGAAGACGCCATCAATGACCGCGACTTCATGATGTTGCGGAAAGAGATTGCTGATCGCAAGACGCCGGAAGGTCTTGCGTTGTCGCAGGACCGTGCAGAATTCAACAAGGTGTATGCTCGTCTGATCGATGGTGATTACAACTTCAAGCAGGGCCAGCATTCTGTGCTCGGCTCAGTGCGTATGAAGCAGTTTCTAGATGGCGCTCGCCAACAGGAAGAAGCCGCGCGCAAGGATAGCAAGAATCCGAACCTTGTTTATGATTCGCGGGAAGGCAATCCTTACTTCTGGGGTACCCCGCAAAACATCGCTCGCTATCGCGTCACCATGAAGCAGGCGCAGGAGTACGATAAGAATTTGGCTGCGGGCAAGGTGGGCGAGACCCGACCCCAGGGGGAGCCGCAGATGTCGCCGACGCCAGCCTTTGCTCCTCCAAGGGATGCCGGATGGAGTTTTAACGAGGGTCTTCGGCAGTGGCGCGGGCCGGATGGGCAACTCTATGATGCCAGGGGAAAGAAGGTGAAATAAAATGGCAACAAAATTCAAAATTGATAGTTGGGCGGCGAATGAGCAGTGGTCCGGGAATGTCACACATGGGCCTCCTGCCTATATCGAGTCCGGTGAAAAGCGATGGGTTTTCAGCCGTCCCGCGATCAAAACAGGCGGCGGCGTCTTGTTCTCCCAACTCAAAAAGAATGAAGTCGTTATTCCGCCGGGCTTGATCTATCGGATGATCAAATAATGCCGCCAGAATTAGATGAATGGGTTCCGATTGGTGGACCGGCCGCGCCGAAGGATGAATGGGTGCCGTTCACCAGCAAGTCGGCTGTGCCATTTGCCGACAAGCCGGCGACGCCGGACAAATGGGTGCCGTTCACCAGCAAGTCGCAGGCGCCATCCTGGCAATCTGACCAGCAAACCGAGCCCGATACACCATCAGTACCCCGGTCATTCATGGATCGCTTGATCGCCGGCCGGATTGCAGAGGAGCAGGGGCTCGACCCCACACATGATCCGCTTGGCCGGCCCGGCCCGTTGTTTATGACTGATCCATGGGAGGAGGCAGCAGGTAGGATACAGAAGCGCTATCCGACCAGGCCCGCCAGTCCGGAGGCCAGGGCAGCATCGATGGGCGGTGCAGCATCATTTGGGCAAGTCCTCGGTGGGATGATTGAATCCCTCAAGACATTGCCTGAGCGGGCAATCAAGGCGGCCGGCGAAATCCAGAAGACTGGCCAGGTCACCGAGGCCAACGTCGCGCCGGGAATGGAGACTGCTTTGCTCACTTTGGGCACCGGCACCAAATTCGGCCGCACCGTGCGCGCGCCGGAAGCTGAGGCATCCCACGATCAGATGATCGGTGAGCTGCCACGGGATGCGGATTTTAAGACCAGTGCGGAGATATTGACGCCTGAAAGAATTGCTGCAGCCGCGGTTCAGACCAAGGATGGTTCTATTTTTAGCGACATCAATCATGGATTAGCGTCTGCTAAAGCAAAAGATGCAGGATATGAGATAGGGTCTTTGCGTGATTCGGAGGGGTTTGTCACGTCAACCGGGAGATATGTTGATCGCAAAGAGGCTAAGCAAATTGCGGAGAAGCAAGATCAGATTGGTAGTCGAGCCATGGAGGCTGAAGGTTCCTCTGATCTAATGGCTCATCAGATTTTCGATGAAAATGGGAAACCATATAAAGAAGCGCGCGGCGCTGATCCGATTGTCGAGCACAACCTGCGCCGGCTATGGGAGCAGGACGGCATCCATCCCGCCGAGGCCGTGAACGATGCGCGCAATGATGCGTTCCTGCGGCATGACCTGACGACGCCGGCTGCCGCGGCGCCGCCAAAGCCGCGCGGAGATATGTATGCTCCACAGAACCCGTTTGAACTTGCGCGCTCGGGTGAGCTTACTGCGGACAAGGCACAAGAAATTGCCGGCAAACTGAAGGAAAATCAGGAAACAATTGAGAACAATATTTTGGGAGACAAAGAAACTGCCGACAAATGGCGCAAGCTCCATCGTCAATCGGATCGCGCTTGGGATAGCGGCTATAAGGACAAAGAAGCCAGAGAATTTGATCGCCAAATTGCTGAATTGGAAGAAAAGGCAAACCTGACAGAACAGGATCAAGCATATTTGGATGGCCAAGGATGGCCGGAATATAGCGACCCGCAAGCTTGGCGCGATCTAGTGCGCGAGCTGCGCGATTTTGAAGGAGATAGAAGCGATAGAGTGACCGCGCTCGGATATGCACTGCGTGGTCTGCCTCGTGAAGGCGCGCCGATCGGCCCGCATGATCATTGGACATTGGCAAAAATTCAGCATGCCATGTCCGAAGAGGCCAAAGCAGGCGGTGATGCGCAAACTCTCTTGCGCGATGCTTTCCATAAGAGTGCCGAGCGATATGGTGGCGGTGCCGATGCGGCTGAAATCGTTCAGAATGACATGGCACGGCTGAAGCGACTCATGGAAAATCCGCCGGTACCGCAGCCAGCTTTACCGGCACAGATGCCCAAGGAGCAGATTGAGCGTATCCTGTCCGGCCGGGAGGAGGGCGAGATTTCGCTGCGCGGCCTCGGTGCTGAGGTGAGCCAGGCTGAGCAAATCGCGCGCATGATCAGGGAAGGCAAGACGCCGACCGAGATTATGAAGGAGATGAACCTCGAATCTGCCGGATATGGGGATGATCGAAAAAATCTAACCGTGGCCCTATCGCGGCGCGGGGTCTCGACCGACGCGATCATGAGCATCCTGGAGGGCAAGCCGCATCCGCTGGGCGCGGCGGCCACCGGCAACATGCCGCCGCTGGTGTCACCCGCGGTGCAACCTGTGACGCCGCCAGGCCGGCTGCGGCAGATAGTCAAGGATGGGTCGAGTGAACTGCTTGGGATGACCCGCAATCTGCAATTCATGCTCGACCCGATGTCAACCGGATCGCCGCGCTCGATGGCGATGGCTAAGGATACGGCTAACGCCATGCGGCGTGCGGATTGGGATTGGATGCGCATAGACAAAGATATTGTGGATCGTTTTGATCCCGAAACCCGCAGACGCATGTATGAAGCATCTGATCAGGAATCCGTCGCAAAGCAACTCGGAGTTACCCCAGAGCAGCAAGCTATAGCAAAGCAAGGGCTTGCGACACTCAAGCCAGCAGAGCTTGACGTTGTTGATCTACTTCATGCCGAAGCACGCGAGACTTGGCTAAACATGTATGAATTAGGCATGGTCAAGAGCGAGGAAGGATTGCCGGCCTGGACGCCGCGCATGTTCATCAATACGGCGGCAGGCTTGGCCGAGGACGGTGCATTACCGCTCAACAGCATCGGCAAAAACTTCTTCACCCGTACTGCGCAGATGAGACATCGCAAATATCTGACCGCGGGGGAGAGCGAGGCAGCGGCCAAGTACAAGTTTGGCGAGGAGGCCGAGCTCGTGCGCGACATTCGCGTGCTGCCGATGGCGATTGCCCGCCAGCAGAAGGCCATCGCCGGCCGGCAATTGATCGAGCACATCAAGGAAGTAGGCAAGTCCGCAGGCGAGGAGCTGGTCGGTGGTCCCGATCCTGGCCGCTTTACGATCGACCATCCGGCGTTCAAGACTTGGCAGCCCAGGTTCAAGGAGGTTGAGCTTGAGGATGGCAGTGTGGCGATAACGGTGGTGAAGGATCACGGCAATATCGTTTTCGATCAAGTGCCAATCCATGTAGCAAACGAATTCGAGGGGCCGTTACGCGCGATCCTTGACGAGCCAGCGAGCAAGCATCCGTTGGCGCAGTCGTCACTATCGACCTATCAGGGCCTGATGGCGCTCAAGGGCAAGACGATGACGGTGATCATGAACTCGCCGCTCATCCACAACGCTGTGGTGTGGGGCAAGGTAGCACCGTCCGCGCCGGGGCAATGGCTCGGCTTCCGTCTCTACTTCACCGGCAACAAAATCAAAAACAATCCGCAGCGCGCCGGAGAATTAGTAGATCGTGGTCTTGCCCCGATGGGCAACCGCGGCTCGTATCAGGATATTTCATCGATCGCGGAAGCGCCCAATCTTGAGCCCGGCCGTTCGTTGACCTCTTCATTTTTGAGCGAAATGCTCGGCCACCTACCGCAAAAGGGCCTGACGGCCGAACAGATGATGACGCAGATCAAGCGTGATGTCGATGCTGCGGGCGATTTCTGGCACAACACTCTGCTCTGGGACCGTGTCGCCGATGTGCAGTTTGGACTCGCCGATCATCTGAGCAATAAGCTCGTACACCTCGGCGCCGAGCGCATTGTAGCCGATCGCGTTGCCTCGCACTTTGCCAACATGATCGTTGGCTCGATTCCCAACGAGGCCATGTCGCAGGGTGCCAAGGCGTTTCTTAATACGGTGTTCTTCTCGCGCTCGTTCACCTTCGGCAACCTGCAGACCTTCAAGACGGCGGCACTCGGCCTGCCCAAGCCGCTGATGGCGCAGATCGCCCGCGACATGGGTATGCCGATCGCGGAGCTATCCAAGGAGATGGGCGAGAGCAGCGTTGGCGGCTTTATCGACACGACGCTCAAGCGCCGGGCTATGGGCAATGCGGCGAAGATGGCGATTGGTATCATTGCGGTCGACTATGCGATTTCCAAGATTATGAATTCCTTCATCCAGAACGGCGTGAACGTCGTACTCAATGATTCAACAATCGACAAGGAGTTGCATGGCTATGCGGAACGGCTGAAAGACGAATTCAACAACACCAAAATGGACCCGTTCCGGCTGATGCATCCGCTGTCGCTGGTCGATCGCATGACCCCGATGTCGGCAAACGAGCCAGGCAAGGAGAACCGTATTTTCTTCGGCTACGACAGGGACGGCACAGCTCTCTATGCGAAAAACCCGGTAGGCAAATATCCCGAGGAAATGATGGATTGGCTGGGGATAGGGACCGATCCCATGGATGTCATACGGCGCAAATTGTCCCCGACGGTAGGCGGAGCGTTTGAGGTATTTGCCAACGACAAAGGGTTTGGTCGCAAGATCAGAGACCTGAACGTGAACACCTACGGCGGCCATATCAAGAATATCATCGCGGCAATCGACCACATCGTCGGGCGGCACTTTCCGCAAGACCAGATCATGGGCGCTGCTGACCTGCTGCGTGACCAGGGCGACCAGAAGGTGAATGCCGTCAAGGCGTTTGGGCCAATCTTCGGCTTCACTACGCGCCAGGGTGCCCCTGGCGGCATGGGTAAAGGGGAAATTTACTCCGAGCAGGACAGCTACAAGTCACGGCTGAGCATCGAGCGGCCGGCGATCGTCAAGATGCTGAAAAATGGCAATCAGGACGGGGCCGAAAAGGCCATGGATGCCATCGGTATGACCGAGCGGGACAAGGTTATGCTCAAGCGTTGGGTCGAAGACCCCAGCCGGATCAGCCCACGGCAGCGCCAGCACTTCTACGAGCGGGCCACGCCAGAGCAGATCGAGCGGCTGGAGCGCACCGGGCAGTAAAGGGTGCGTTGCGGCTGGCCCGCGGGCGGCCATCCTGCCGGCCATGACCGCCTTTCCATTTCCGCCGACTCTCCCACCCAATACAATTGTTGGTCGACTCGGCATTGGACCTGGGCCAGCAGAGGCCATTCCGTTTTTAGCCACAACCAGGTTGACTGCAAATCTCAATTTCTACGTTCGGACCGACGGCAATGATACCAATTCTGGGACAATCAATAGTGCAATCGGCGCATGGCAGACGATCCAGCATGCAACCGATTATGTGAAGTCTCTTAATTTTAACGGTTTCTCTGTGACCATCAACGTAGCACCGGGAACCTACACAATTAACGGACTGCTTCCACTAGGCGACTTGATCGGGGCATTTGGCGGTACTGTCCACATTCTAGGCGACACCACAACACCGAGCAATGTTGTGGTGAACTTTTCCCCCAGCGGCGGTTTTTACTGCACCTGCGGGCCATGGCAGTGGGACATACTCGGGCTAAAGATCAGCACCGCTTCAGGGGATTGCGTCGATATTGATGGTGGCTTCCTCACACTGGGGAAGAACGAATGGGGGACATGCACAAGCAGTCATATAAACGTTCACAACAACGGAGTATCGTGGGAATACGGCAGCGACACTATTTCGGGTGGTGGAACTTGCCACTGGTCGTGCCAGTCAGACAGTCTCATCCGTCATCGTGGCACGACGATCACGCTGACTGGCACGCCGAACTTTTCTCAGGCGTTTGTCCTCTGCGATATCGGCACGCTGCAGATGGACGGCATCAACTTCTCCGGAGCGGCCACCGGCGTGCGTGGCATCTTTACCGACGGTGCGCGCGCTCAGTTGAACACAGATAACCTGACCTACTTCCCTGGCGACCAGGCGGTACAGCTCAACAGCGGCGCATCCTACAACCGCATCCAGGGTCCGCTGGCGACCAAGTCACCCACCACGCAGACCGCCGACTATGCGATGACGATCAGCGATGCCTCGATCATCTTCAACAAGGGCAGTAGTGCTACCTTGACGCTGCTTTCCGCCGCGACCTATGCGGGGCGCCAACTGCTGGTGAAAACGATCACTGCCCAGACCGTGATCTCGAATGCATCCAACGTGGTGCCGCTGATCGGTGGTGGTGCAGGTACGGCGATTCTCGCCGCCACTGCTGGCAAGTGGGCGCTGTTACAATCCGACGCGACCAACTGGGTCATCATGGCTGGAAACTAGCATGGAGACGTGGCTGCTGCTGTTCGTGCTGACGAGCGGCGACTCATTCGTCGGCGGCGAATACTATTCGATGCACCGATGCCGCATCGGAGCACGGCATCAAGTCTATCACTGGCGCGCGCACTATCACGATCCGCAGATCAGATGGAAGTGCGGCAAGATGCAGGAGAATGCATGAGATATTCTGTTAAATGGCCGCAATATAAAAAAGCCTGGGATGCGATGGTCATCAAGCCAGCGCGGCTGGGGGATTTCACGGGGCTTGCGCAGTTTGCGCTCAATCACAAGGCTCGCTATCAGGCGATCGAAGCGGCAACCGGCGTCACCTGGCCCCACATCGCGGTGCTGCACCGGCGCGAGAGTGATGCCGACTTCCACACCTACCTCGGCAATGGCGAACCACTCAATCGTGTCACACGGCTAGTGCCCAAGGGCCGTGGACCTTTCAATGAGCCCAATGCATTCGAGAAAGGTGCGATCGACGCCCTGCATCTCGATGGCCTCGACAAGGTGATCGATTGGCGGCTGGAGAAAATCCTGTACTACTGCGAGATTTTCAACGGCGCCGGCTATGACCAGCGTGGCCTGCCATCGCCCTACGTGTGGGGCGGCACGAATGCTCAGAAGCCCGGCAAGTACGTTGCAGACGGTAAATGGTCAGGCACTGCGATCGACAGCCAGCCTGGCTGTGCCCCAATTCTCGCGATGATTGCCAAGCTGGACCCGACCGTCATTTTCACCCGAGAGGACTAGTCATGGCCGCAAAGATCGAAGACCTCGCCGCCGCGCTGGCCGGAGCTCGCTCGCCGTTCGACCTGCAGCACATGGATTGGAACAGCGTTAAAGAGGGTGCCGCCGATCTGGTCAAGAGATTGCAGGCGCTTGAGGCGATCGAACGGGCGAGGCGGGCGCAACTATCAGAGGTTGGTCCAATGCTAAAGCCGCCAGCATGAGATCGGCCCTCTCGATCCAGAACTGCCTGGCAATTATGGTGACGTTGGGCTTTTTCGGCATCATCGTCGGATGGATGTATCAGCCGCCGCAGGGTGACGGTGCATCGATCGCCGTGCTCAACACCTTGACCGGCATGATGGGCGCCGCATTCACGGGGATCATCACCTATTTTTTCGGCTCATCGTCCGGCTCGCACGAGAAAGACGAGACGATCAAACAAATGGTGCCGCTCAACGGCAAGGCCATCAGTGACTCGAAAGACACACCCAAGAACATTTCTTGATGGGACATACTTTGCTCCATTAGAAAACATAATGCGGCCTTTGGGCAATCCTGCCCAGGGGGATTGTGAAATGAAGCTGTTCTATCCCGCGGTCATCGGAGGATGGCTGCTCGTCGGTCTCGGCGCGCATGCGCTCGCGGCCGATCTCGCACCGCTCTACAAGGCCAAGCCAATCGCTTATCCCACGTCGGGATTTGGCTGCTATTGGGGAGTCAATGCCGAAGCCGGCGTAGCCCAAAGCAATGTCAACGGCAACGCGCTGTTTGCTACCTCGCTCGTGAGCGGCAACTTGGTAGCAGCCGGCGGCTCGATCGGCGGCACGGTCGGCTGTCTCAAAGGAACCGAGACAAGCTGGTTTGCCATTCAGGCCAGCATCAACTACGCCAACATTTCGGGCAGCATCGCTGCTACCGACGCCAATGGCGATCTGCTCGGGACGGTCGGCGTGCGGTCCAAGTGGTCGGCCGAGCAAGTAGTCAAGCTCGGAGGCTTCCCGGCCTTGTTCGGCTGGTTGCCAAACATCGGGATCAGCATGCCGGTCCTGACACCGCCGACGCCAGTGCTGCCGGCCGGGTTCACCGCTGCGGCTGCCAAACCCTACTTCATGGCCGGCCTGCGGGAGTTCGACGCCAACGGCTGGGTGTCAGGGTTCTCGGGCCACGCCGTCGGGTTTGCGCCGCTGGTCGGCGTGGGCATGATCACCCCGCTCATCGACAGTACCGGAGGCGTCAGCGGGGCGGCACTCGATACCTATGCCAAGGTGATTTTCCCTGGCCGTGGGTTCTCGATCGACCTGACCAGCCACAACCCCACGCTCGGGGCTGGTGCGAACATGGGGACGCAGTACATCGCCGGCATGGCGCTGTATTACTGAGTTGCAGGCGTATGCGTAACGGGCGCTCGTCTAGCGGCGGGCGCCCACTCTAATGGGCTGAGGAGATGAAAACTACCACCAATGGAGCAACCATTTCTTGGGCGACTGTTGTCTCAACAGCCGCATTTATGGCGTTGCTCACTGGCGGCGGGTGGACGATTTTCCAGACACAATTCACTGCCCAGAACGCCCAGATTTATGAGAACAGGCAGATAATCGACAAGACGGCGGCACTGATCCAGGCGCAGATTGATCGCCGCGCGGCCGACATGGATCGAGACATCAAAGGCATCAAAGCAACAGAGGTCACCCAGGCGGAATTCAAGCAGTTCGAGGCAAGCATTTTCGGACAGATCGATACGCTTCGGCGGCAATTGTCGATCATCGAAACAACCCGTCCTACGACCGGAGAATTGCAGGCAGCGAATAAGAATGCGGTAGACACTACAGCTCGGCTGGAGGACAGGGTTCGCTACCTGGAGCAATACCTGCTGGGGCAGAACAAGATATTTGGATCACAACCAAAATAGGTCGATCGATGCCAATCGGGGCTTTTTCGATCTGTACTTTTCCGATTTCCTCAATCATTTCAATGCTTCGTTCACGAGTGAACAACATCTCGACGACGCTGATTCCGTTGAACAATCTAGCTTTGTTCCGGTCGTTTTAGGCGGTGAAGGTTCGCGGGCTGTTCCTGGGGCATCCGATCGAGATAGTGAACGGCCGCCAGCGCGTTCTGCCGCTGCGTTGCAAACCTGGTGTAGCGCTTCACCATCGGCTCGGACATGCCCACCATGTCGGCGATCTGCCGGGTGTTCGCGCCGGCGCGCAGCAGCCGCACGCAGGCGGTGCCGCGTAGACCATGGATGACCCGCTTCTCGTCGCCCGAGATGAAGCGGGCGAGCGCCGGGTTGGTCTTGCGTTCCAGAAACCAGATGCTGGAAAGCTGCTGTCTCGTCCACGGCTGGCCGTCCTCCTTGAGCAGGATGAAGGTCGGCCGGCGTTCCCATCCCGCCATCTTGGCAATCAACTCCTGCGGAAACGGTATCCAGATCACCAGCCCGGTTTTCTTCTGCCGCACGTTCATGCCCGGCCGGCCTTCGTAGACCTCGATGTCGGACCAGCGCATCTTGACCAGATCGGAGCCGCGCTGGCCGAGGTTGGCCGTGAGCGTGATGACGCGCGAGATGTGCGGCGGGGTGTTCTGCTCGGCGTGCTCGACTTCCGCGTCCGACCACGGGATATAGCCACCCTTGCCGCCCGGCGCCTCGGTGCCCGTAGTGATCGGATAGAGCAGCAGATCCCGCACGATCGCCCATTTTTCCACGGCCTTGATTGCGGTCTGCGCATTCTTCTGCTGCGCCGGTCGGTCGCTGAAACCATCGAGGAATTCCTGCACCAGCTTGGGCCGGATCACGTCCACGGGCACGGCGCCCAAGATGTCCGGCCGCTTGGCGATCCGCAGCAGGTAGCCGTAGCTCAGCCGCGTCGATGCGGCCAAGCCGTCGAACTTCGAACTCGTCAGGTAGGCGTCGATCACCTCGCTAAAGGTGCCGGCCTTAGCGTCTGCTCGTCGCCGCCCGCGTGGCATGGGTAATGTCTCCCGGCTTCCGATCGGCGAATGGTGTGCTCGTGCTGCCACCCTCGGCAAGGTGGTCCTCGACATCTTTCCACCGCCAGAGGTTTTTGCCTTTGATCTTCCTCCTCGGCCCCGGAAACAATCCCTCTTTCACCCATCGCTCGATCGTCGCCTCACCCGCGCAGATGTGCCTGGCGAGCGTGGCCAAGTCCATGAATGGGGGGATGAATTGGCTC